TAATGGATTACTGTTTGCCTTTGGTATTTATACAGGCTTGCGAATATCTGACATACTTTGCATCAAAGTAAGGCAGGTCAGAAATCAAAAGTATCTGTCAATTCGAGAAAGAAAGACAGGAAAAGAAAAAAATATTCGCTTGAATCAGTTTCTCAAAGAAAAGATTGATGAGTATATCGCGGATATGAAGAATTATGAATATCTTTTCTATGGTGAAAAGAAAACCAAACCCATGACACGGCAGCAAGCCTATAATATTTTGTCGAAGGCGGCAGAAAAATTTGGCGTGGGTGCAGTTGGTACACACACCCTGCGAAAGACATTTGGATATCATATGTATCAAAAGACACACGATGTTGCTCTGCTGATGGATGTATTTAACCATGACGATCCGTCAGTTACATTGAGGTATATCGGTGTTAATCAAGACACGAAAGACAAGTTATATTTGGACGTTGATTTGCTTCAATAGTCCTTTTTTTATTAAAATAAACGGAAATTCGGATAATTGCGCCAAAACATTTGACATAAAAAGAAAATGTAAAATGCACATTGAAATTTTTTTGGACACTTATTAGAAGAAAAAAACTTTTGAGCATTTGACAGAATTACAGATATGTCAAATAGAAAAGAGAGCAAAAAGAGGGTCAGATTCTGACACAAAAACCCCCGATTTTTGCCAAGGTACTGTGGGACTAAAATTGGATTGCGGGTCGACGAAATTCCCGATCCTTGTCTAGTTTTAAAATTAAAAAATTGGCGGTTGCCGTTTCCGTTGGAGGTGATTGAGTGGTGTCCGAAACAAAAAAAGTTGATGATATATCTGCAATAACAGTGAATGCGACAGTCCTTGCGGATATCATCGGAGTAACAGACCGGCGTATCCGTGGACTTGCGGAAGAGGGGATTCTGGTGCGTGCGTCCAAAGGGCGCTACAACTTAAAAGAATCCCTGATAAACTACATACTCACATTGAAAGTGGCGAGAGAAGAGCCGGCATCGTCTGGTGATGACTTCTTAGATTTGGATAGCGTAAAGGCCAAGCACGAAGTGGTTAAGATGCAAATGTCTGAACTCAAACTTCATTTGATGGAAGGCACAATGCATAAAAGTGAAGATGTCCGGGCGGTGATGTGTGACATGCTGGTTGCTTTTCGGACAAAACTCATGAGCCATCCATCAAAAGCCGCACCGGTTCTTGCAAACATGTACGATGCGGCGCAGATTCAGACATATCTTGAAAAAGAGATGACTGATATCTTGATGGAACTGCGACAGTATAATCCAAAAGAGTTTTATAATGACGATTATGTAGATTTGGAGGACGGTACAGATGATTCATAAGATTGATTATAAAACCGTTCATTTGTTTGAAAAGATATTTGAAGTTTTGGAACCGCCGAAGCCCTTGACGATATCTTCGTGGGCTGCGGAAAAGAGAAGACTGTCAAGAGAGGCATCGGCAGAGCCGGGGCGTTGGAATCTTGACCGGGCACCATATCAAAGAAGTATTATGGATGCAATAAGCAGTCCCGGACTAAAACGAGTAGTGTTAATGACATCGGCTCAGATCGGAAAGACAGAAATGCTGCTTAATACGATCGGCTACTATTCAGAACATGATCCCTCGCCGATCATGGTAGTCAATCCAACAGATGCGATGGCGCAGGCTTTTTCGAAAGACAGACTGGCACCGATGATTCGTGATACAGAGTGTTTGAAAGAAATTTACGGAATGGCAAAAAGTCGTGACACGGCGAATACGATTTTGCATAAACAATTTCCGGGCGGACATATCACGATGATTGGAGCCAATGCGCCAACCAATTTGGCATCCCGTCCCATTCGGATATTGCTTTTAGACGAGGTAGACCGTTATCCGGCATCGGCTGGAACAGAAGGTGATCCGGTCGATTTGGCAGACAAACGAACAACCACTTTTTGGAATCGAAAAGTGGTTCTGGTATCAACTCCAACAGAGAAGGGAGTTAGCCGGATAGAAAAAGAATATTTGAAATCATCGCAGGAAGAATGGTGTGTACAATGTCCATATTGCGGAAAGTATACGCCGTTTAAATGGGATAACCTTGACTTCAAAGATATGATGATGAAGTGTGATCACTGTGAAGAAAAACTGTCCGAAGATGAATGGAAAGAACAGCCGGGAATGTTTGTCGCACAAAATCCTTCCGTCACGGCTATAAGAGGTTTTCATCTGAACGAAATGGCTTCACCTTGGAAACGATGGAAAGATATTAAGCAGGCCTATCTGGATGCGGTAAAGGATAAAAAAGAAAATGGCTCGGATTACAAATTGAAAACGTGGGTCAACACTTCGCTGGGAGAACCATATGAAGCAATGGGCGCGAAAGCAGATATCAATGATCTGATGAAGCGCCGTGAAAAGTATACGGCGGAACTCCCGCAAGGGGTACTTCTGCTTACGGCAGCGGTCGATGTACAGGATGATCGTCTTGAACTCGAAGTGTGTGGCTGGGGTGCCGGATATGAATCATGGGGAATCACTTATGAAAAATTATATGGTAACCTGGAAAAAAATTTCATATGGGAAGAACTGGAGGCGTTCCTTTCCAAACCGTTTACGTTTGAAGATGGCCAAGCGTTAAATATAGCATGTACATTCATTGATACCGGTGGACATTTTACGACGCAGTCATACAAGTGGTTAAAAACAATGCAGCGCAAAAAGAAAATGATCTTTGGTATTAAAGGAATGGGATCAAATGGGATTCCCCTGCTGCACAAAAAATCAACGCATAATGAGTACAATGTACCGATTCTGATGCTTGGTGTTAATGCCGGCAAAGAGACGGTTTTGTCGAGGCTGTATATCACCGAATATGGACCGGGATATTGTCACTTCCCGGATAACATTGACCGTGGGTATGATCAAAAGTATATGAATGGTTTGACATCCGAGCAGAGAATCATTAAAGAGGTAAAGGGCAAACAGAAAGTCTGCTGGGTAAAAAGATCCGGTGCGAGGAATGAGCCTTTCGATTTGAGAAACTATAACACGGCAGCAGTAGAATTTTTGAATCCGAATTTTGCAGTGTTAGCTAAAAAAGTCAGTGAAGGAATTAATTATATGCAGCCACAGAGAACGGTGGCGGGAAAAAGAAAATCCGGTGTAGTGAGCCGGGGGATTCAATAATTGAGGAGGATGAACATGAATGCAAGTGAAAAGCAAAAGAGACTGGAGCGGTACCAGAGGCAGAGAGAGTTATATCTAAAAGCGGAAGAAGCCGTGCTGATAAGCCAGTCATATACGATAGGAACCCGGACTGTGACAAGAGCAGATCTGACCGAGATACGAAAGGCAATCGAGTATCTTGACGAAAAGATCGATGAATTAGAGAGCAGCGGAGGAAAACGAAGAGTTTTCCGTGTGATTCCGAGAGATCTTTAGGAGGTAGATTATGAATGTGATTGACCGGGCAATTGAATGGATGGCTCCGGAGCATGCTTTGAGACGCATGGATGCCAGAAATCGATTGCAAATGATTCGAAGGATAAAAAACTCTGGATACGATGAATCCGCTGCAAGCAGGAAAAAGAATTATGGCCGGGGATGGAACCCAGCGAATAAGTCACCACAAGAAGATATTGACAAAAATCTTCCAACATTACGCGCAAGAAGTAGAAGCCTTGTTACTTCTGCGCCACTTGCCACAAGTGCCATCCGAACAAACCGAACGAATATCGTCGGAAGCGGAATACGGCCGGCACCAAAAATTGACTTTGACCGGCTTAATTTATCCGAAGAAGAAGCCCAGCGCTGGCAGAAGAACACACAGCGAGAGTTCAATGTATGGGCAGAATCGAAGCACTCGGATCTTCGAAAATTAAATAATTTTTATGAAAATCAGCAGCTTATATTGATGAATCAGCTGGTTAATGGAGATGCCTGCTGCATCTTTACATATGCAGATAAAAAGGATAATCGGTTTATGCCGTATGATCTCCGGCTGAACATCATCGAGAGTGACCGCATATGCACACCGGGAACGACAACGAATGTAAATCTTTTTTATAAAGATCCAACCACACACAACCGTGTATATAACGGAGTGGAGATTGATGACAAGGGAGCAGTTGTAGCATATCACATCTGCTCGGCGTATCCCAATTCGAATCTGAACATAAAAAAGGAATGGGTTCGAGTAAAAGCCTATGGTGAAGAAACCGGTTTGGAAAATGTGCTGATGATTTTTGATTCCGAACGCGCAGAGCAGTATCGAGGTGTTCCGTATCTGGCACCAGTCATTGAGAGTTTAAAACAGTTGACTAGATATACAGAAGCGGAGTTGATGTCTGCGGTGGTAAGTTCTTTCTTTACGGCATTTGTGAAAACGGAGGCAGATACCGGTGAGAATCCTTTTACCGGAATGATACCGGAGGAAGATGCCGTGTCAAATTCCCAAACACATTATGAAATGGGACCAGGAGCAATCAATGTGTTGAATCCGGGAGAGAGTGTGGAGTTTGGCGATCCAAAGCATCCAAACGGCAACTTTGATATGTTCGTATTGAGCATGGCTAAATATACCGGAGCGGCGTTGGAGATTCCGGTGGAATTGCTGACAAAAAGTTTTACAGCGTCATACTCTGCATCAAGAGCTGCTCTTTTGGAAAGCTGGAAGATGTTTCGAATGCGCAGGCAGTGGTTAGTCAATGATTTTTGTCAGCCGGTGTATGAAAGATTTTTGATGGAAGCAGTGGCTTCGGGGCGGATTATCGCACCGGGCTTTTTTTATTCCCCAGTAATACGAAAGGCATGGAGTGCCTGCCAGTGGAACGGTCCGGCACCTGGAATGATTGACCCGGTAAAAGAATTACAGGCAGCAGCATTAAAGATTAATCTTGGTGTATCTTCACGTGAGAAAGAAGCTATCGAGATCAATGGAACAGAGTTTAACGACAATATCCGTCAGCTGGGGAAAGAAGCTGAGTTGATTAAAAACTATATCGGAAAGGAAGAAGAGAATGAATAAATTTTGGAAATTTCAAAACAGCAAATATGCGGATAATGAAGCGGAGTTATATCTTTACGGAGAAATCTGTTCAGAAGAACCGTGGTGGGATAAGGATTATGTTGCGTATCGTCAATTCATACAAGAATTGAATGATGTGGAAGCAGATACGATTCACGTTCGTGTCAACTCACCAGGCGGCGACGTAATGTCCGCATTTGCTATCTTTAGTCAGTTAAAAGACTGCGGAAAGCACATTGTAGCGCACATTGACGGCATGTGCGCATCGGCAGCAACGATTGTCATTATGGCAGCAGATGAAATTATTGCTTCCTGTAATGCTATGGTACTGATCCACGATCCACTTGTAGGACTGGTTGGTTACTACAATGAAATGGATTTGAAAAAAATTATTGAAGATATGAGTGCGGTTAAAGAAAGCATTATTGCTTCATATCGTAGCAGAATTTCAGATATCAGTGAAGAAGAATTTTCAACGCTTATGAGCGAAGAAAAATGGTTGACGGCACAGGAAGCAGTTGACCTTGGATTGGTTGATGAAATTGCATATTCCAATATTTCGGATATTCGTGACTGCGGAAAGTATATTATGGTCAACTCGGTTCGAGTGGATAAGAACCATCTGAGTAAAGAGCCAGATAAGCGTTTTACCAAAAATGCTAATCATAAAACAACAAATAAGCCTATGGAAAACAAACAGATCAAAGGAGGTAACAAGAATATGGGCGATAAAAATGTAACAATTAAGACGGTAGCTGATTTGCAGAATGCTTACCCGGAACTGTGTACAAGCATGGTTCAGGATGCTGTAGATCAGGAGCGCAAAAGAATGAGAGCACTGGATGATATCGCGAATGCGGTACCGGAAGAAATGCTGGCAAAGGCCAAGTACGAAGAACCAAAAGATGCAAAAGAAGTAGCATATGAAGCTATCCTGGCAGAAAAAAAGGTAGGTGCAAACTTTATGGATAGTTTGCAGAAAGATGCGAAAAATAGCGGT